TACGTTAAAGTCAAGAATCACATATTCTGCAGTTCTAGTAGGTTGGATGTAGATCTGAGCTATTAGTTCGTTTCTGTCGATTACGTCTGCAGTGTTATTTGACTCATCCATTACTACCTTGAAAGCATATAGACCCTGTCTCTGTTGAACTGATTCTAAGTAAGTATTAACCTGTGCTAAGAAGTTATTTCTAGTTGCGATTGTATTCTGCTCGAATACTAAGTTATCACCAACCTGAGAAATGTAGCTCTTAAGTTCGATTAACAACCTTCTTACATTTACACGATCAAGTGCAGAAGCTCTCTTCTGTAAAGTCTTCTGTCCGAATACTACCACTCCTTGATTTGGGAATGTAGCAATTGGGTTAACTTTACCAGCATAAAGAGTATCTCTGTTACCTTGAGTTAATTTTCTTTCTGCTCTTACTACAGTTGCTAAACCTCCTCTGTTAAATCCAGCAGGGGCAAACCATGCCTCAGAACTATTGTCGTTGAAAGCATATACTGCAGGCATCATTGTAGAAGCTGGTACCCAAACATTATCTCCGGTATCAGGATCTGCAGTCTGTAACCAAGGCCAGTAAGTTGCTGCATAAGAAGAATCAATTCCTGCTGCTGTAGTAACGATAGTGCTAAGAGCAGTTCCGTATCCGTCCATATCAACTACTGCTAAATTATCTCCTCTTGACTGTGCATTGTTAATCAAAGTAACTACTTCTGTAGAATGGTCAGATTTGTTAAGACCAGGTACAGTTGTAAGGTTAAATTGGTATTCGTCTTTATTAGCGAATAAATTTAACATTGTAGTATAGTCACTTCCTGTTACACCTTGAGAATCTGTAGAGTTAATAGCTTGATAGAAGTTAGCTGTTCTTTCTGTGAAAGGAGTTCCATCAGCTGCTCCAAATGATCCAGAACTTGCAGTTGGTAAAGATCCTGTGTAAGCATTCTTTGTAGTTCCTGTGTTATCAAAGTAATCAGGAGTTTTGAAGTTTACAGCTTTCACTCTTACGTATTTAGAAACGTTAGCATATGAGCCAGTAGTCTCTAAATAGTAAGTAGATCCGTCAGTTCTGATTTCTTGAACCTGATCTCCGATTACTCTTGCGATGTAATTATTTGCTTTAGGGTCTAGAGAAATATTCTGATAAGATTCTAGAACAGTTTTTGCATTTGTGTTATCATCTCCTCTTCTAATTAATAAAGAGAATGTTCCTTGAGCTTCATCAGTACCTGTGATTTCCCATCTTAAGCTATCAACAGATCCACTGTCTAAACCTCCGTTACTAAGTTCGGTACTGTCACTATTCATGATTGTACCTTTTGCTAAAGTCTCAAGTACGAAAGGTGATAGTCCGGAAGTAGGTCCTCCGGATCCAGTTGGGATCAAGCTTGATGATGCAGCTGTATAGGTTCCGTTAGTAACCCTACCTACTAGTAAAGAGTCTCCACCGTTCTGGAAGTAGTTATAAGCAGCAATTGAGGTAAAGTACGTATAAACGTCTGAACCTGAAGTTACTGTTGTACCGAATTTATTCTGATATTCTGAATAAGTGGTAACTAATGTAGGAACGGTAGGTCCTTTAACTGTAGGACCGATTATGGCTGCTCCTGCCTGTACGGGCTGGGCAGTCAAAAACGACTGGTCATTTTCACGAGCTAGTACACCTGGTGATAATAAAGTTTCTGCCATGTTGTTTTTTGTTTAAATAAGTAGTCTAATATAAATAGTATTCAAGAATGCAAAACTCCTACAGTTATCCTTCGTAAAAGTTTTAACCGTTGCCGTATGCTAGTCCGAATGCTGCTCCAAAAGGATCAGTGAATGGAGCTCTTGCAAATGCTGAGCTGTAAGCTGAACCGAATGCTATCACTGCTGGTAATCTTAATGCTACCGGAGGTCTAAAGTCCGGCTGTTGGTATGTTTCTCCTTCCGGGGTATCAACTTGAGGTCTTGTATCTGCTTCTACTCTAGTCTCATTTACTATTTTAGATTCTGCCGGAGTTACTACTCCATTAATATCAGATACGGCCTCTGTCTGAACAAGAACTTTACTTTTACTAAAATATTTTTTAATAGCTGAAGTATCTTTTGAGATAATATCCGGGATAATATAACCTCTCATGGTTATAGTAAAGTCTGTTTTTATTAGTCTTTCCTCTCCCTGGTTCAAAGTCTGGTTGTTAGTAAAAGAGGCAATACGTGCATTAAATTTAAATCTTGCAGGATCTCCCCAATAAGCGTCAGAAGCGTAATTGACAGCTTCTACTATCTTGTTCATCTGCTCTACATAATAGGTCCAGATAATACATTGATACTGTAAGGTTACATAATCAGGTACAACTACAGCGTTAAAGGTTTTAACAGGCTGTCTATTATTTAAAAGATCAAATCGGCTATAGCTATTAGACTTATGAAAGTCTTGCTCAGATACTATGTAATTCTGTGGATTATTAGCATCAAGCTTATTACCGATAGTTAGGTTCTTTTCCATTGATGTTCTTTTGAACATAATCAACGGAGCCATAATCTTAGAATTCTTATCTCTATAATAACCGTCTTTCTGTACGGACTTCCATCTTTCTGGAGATCCATAAACTACCGGTACCGGGATTCTTTCATTATTCTGAATTGAGAAAGGTCTTATAACGTTATTAAAATAGTACATTATAGACTCGTCTATATCCTGAATACCGATTGTTATTCCTTTGGTAGTATCTCCTTTTTCGGATATTTGCTGGGCACGGAAAGTATTTCTGGTTGCCGGATTAGTCTGATCAACAAAATGAGGTAATGGAGTAATTCCATCATTAGGATTTCCTAAAGCAGTATCAAAAGGCTGATGAAGCCCGGTTGAGATCTCTCTTTGGTTTTTAGGTACTGGTTTTCTAACTTTGCCTGCCATTATCCTCTTTCTTTAGTTATTCCTATCTTATCTGCAGGAACAAGGTGGGTTGAACATAGTATTGAAATAGAAGAACCGAAATTCTCTAGACCGGAAGAATATGCATAGTCCGGTGTCTTACCTACAAAGAGCTGATTTTCTACTATACCGTCTACTTCGTAGTAATTTTCATAATAGAAAATAACATCACCAACTTCCGGTACTAATTCGATATCTAGTAGATCCTGTCTAAAGAATGCAAAGTCTAAAGTACGAGTAACATCCGGACCCCAGTCGTCTGAGTTCCAGGTTTGATTTCCTCTGGTTATTAATGCATTTAGTAATGTAGGATCGGAAACGTATTTTTCAACTGCTTCTCCATAAATATTGGTGGTAGATTTAGATAGGGAGATTTTATAATATCCTACCTGTTGGGTAATCACATCCCCAAGCAGTTCTCTGTTTATTGAGTTAAACAGTAAAATATCTCTCTGCCTTCCAAATAATGCCATTTACAGTTCATCTATTTTTTGAAGTCTCTTAAGACTATATTTAAATTTTTTAAGCTCGGGAATCTTCTCTATTGCCAGCTTTTTAACTATATCAAAAGTTTCCTGTCCGGGCTTGGTTGTTACAACTTTTATTTCCAAGATTCCTCTTGGTTCTGGATCCTCTTTATCTGTCTTATTGTTAACTACTGTAACGTAAGGTAGGGAACGGATAATCTGAGCAATATCAGTTATGTTGGTTTCGTCTGAGAATTCTATATAAGCGTAAGTGTCATACATGCTATATGTTAACTCAGATAATATGTTTAGTAGTTTACTCATTGTTATCCAATATAAATAAAATATGGAGCTTGTGAAAGCTCTTTTTGTTTAAAGTCAGATTCTGCCGCTCTTCTTTCTAGAAGTTTCTCTCTTGAAGTTTCTTCCAGGTACCCTCTTAATCTTTCTACTAGGGCATTCTTCTCAGCCGTTCCTGCGGTAATAAGATCGGCATGATTTAAAGTCACTTCAGCTCCCGGAATAGGAACTGTACCGTATTTACCTCTAACGTATCCAAGCATCTCTTTTGCTAGAGCTAGAGTGTATTCAAATATCCACTGTCTTCCTATGGAGTTAATAAACTTATAGGTAGGATTAGCATATGGAACATTTGATACGTTTGTTACCGGGCTATTGATTCCGGAATCTCCTGCTGGGTTCTGTCTATCAGAGTTTTTAATGTACTGAAAGAATAGCTTTCCTCCGTCTACTGTTGGGATTGGGAAGAGCTTTAGTTTGTTGTTTATTAGTTCAAAAGAGTATTGAGACTTTCTAATCTGGTCGTTAAACTCAATTGCTTGTATCTTTTGAAGATCGTAATTGATCGGCATTAATAAGAAGTTAATTGCCGGTGAATAATTACCCCATCCAAAAGTATCTAGTAAATTCATCATTCCAGTACCTGTTCCTGCATAAGGATCAAAGTACCTAACAATGGCAGGAGGTGCCTGGTAAAAGACTCTTTTTATTTCTATTGAATCTCCGGTATCTAGAGATGCTGAAGCTGCCGCCCAGGCATCTAAGTCATAAACCTGCTGACCGTTGGATGTTGTTATAGATCCACTATACCATTCAACGTTTCCTCCAACTCCTACCTCTTCACCGTATTGCTGGGACATCCTTATAATAGATGCCATATTAGGCTGAATTAAAGTATTGTTAAAGTTAGATCCTGTTGATGCTCCTTCAACGTCTAGGTAATCCTGTCTTACTTTATAAGCATAGACTTCGTT